AACTGATTGCTTTTTATTTACTGCATTTAATACAATAGGTGTATTATATTCATTAATATTTGCTAATACATCTTGATTAACATTTTTAATTAATTTGATTTCTTCACCATTGTCTATTTTTACTGTACCAAACTTCCATTCAGGAGCCCGGGATAATAAAGGTTTATAAGGATCTGAAACTTCAGAAAATTCTTTTACTAATTTTCTAAGATCATTTCTATTTTTACCTGCATAAACTTTATAAACAGTTTTAACTTTATTATGTTGATAATATTCTCTAATTAATTTTACAACCACCATAAATAATGTGCTATATGAATTAATTATAAATATACCTAACTTTAATGATATTGATGCTTTTTTATTTATTTTATAAAAAGCTAATATTCTATCACCAATAGCAATAGCTAATTGTGTTAAATTTTGTCCTTCAGATACACCAGTTGCTATCATTGAATGTGATAATTGTATTGCTATATTAAAATCAATTTTATGATTATTAATTAAAGTAATAACATCTGGTTTTCTATTACCATTAGTTTTATTAGATAATTTATCAAACAACATCTCCATTTGAGTTCTTATTTTTATTCCTATTGGTCCAAGTGTTTCTAAATTGTTCAATTGCTCTTTTAACATTTGACTTCCTCCTTTTTATTTTTAACAATTCATTTTCTATTTTAATAATTTCGTCGCCATAAATAACGGTCAATGCTTGCATAGCTTTAATTTGATCTTGGATTTGTATTTTACTTTTGATCAATTTTTTTTGCTTTGTCAACAAAGACCGCAATTTACTTTCTCCTGTATTATCTACTATTAATTTTAGACATGATTTTTTCATATTTTTGGTCCATCTGATCAATACCTTTATTCAAATTATCCACATCATTAGTTATATCTTCAAAACTTTTGTTAAGAATAATTCCTATTTGTATTTGATCAAATTTTAGTCTATTTGCCTTTACATTTAAATCTTGATAAAAGACAAATAGAACTATAATTGAAAAAACTAAAACAAATAATAACCAAGTTGGTATTTCTATCATTAATTTCTTTCCATAATAAATTGATAATCAGTTTCACCAGCTATGGTTGGTCTGAAATCTTTTATTATATTACCTGTTAGTTTATTTTGTGCTCTGTTTTTATCATCAACCCAGCTTTTAGTTTCTAATATACTATCAATAACTAAATTAGGATCTTCTAAATCAAAGCCTTTAACTCCAACATAATGAAATGCTTTGGTAATACGATTTTCATGTTTTTTAAAATATGTTTCATCATATCCACCAAATTTTCTAGGATTGTCATTAGGTTTCTGAGCTTTTCTTACATCAGATCCTTTTATAAATTGCCAATCCCTATCATTGTTCATTTTATTTTGTAATGCTGGAATAGCTGTTACAACTTTACATCTTCCATAATGACCTGTTGTATGATTAAAATTATGTGTTGCAATCTGAGCCAAGTTTTTAAATATAGGATAACCTATACCTAATCCTTGAAAGTCAGGTAACACAACCACTCTTCCAATATTATAACAAGCCTTTAACTTTGGGTGAGGAAAAGCATTTAAAGAGCCATAACCTACTAATGCATTATTCCAGTAATACAAATAACAATGTGGAGTATTACTAGGAAGTTCAGCAGTTAAATAGTGATGCTGTTTAAATACGCTCCAAGCACTTTTGTCGGCTTTTCTAATTTCCAAAGTGATGCTTGGTCGCCTGGCTAACCTTTCCGTGCTTAAGACTCCAGTTTTGGTATCAAATATCCAATCCGGTCTTAACCACTCAATAACGTCATAATGGCATCCAACCAATACGATATTTTTTAAGCCTTTTCTATCAACATATTTTCTAATGCTGTTAGATAATGCCTTAGCCACATTTCTATCTATAACAGAAGTAAATTCATCTACCACTGCTCCAGATTTAAGAGCCATAGCCATTTGAGCTCTAAATTTTTGACCGGTTGATAATGTTTGATATGGTTTAAGTTGATCAGGAATACTATTTAAAGCAACTGCTGATAACTTTTCTGCCGCCTCATCATATGAATTAAAATGACTTGCTACAGCTTTATTAGGATCCCATATATATTCCTCTTCATGTAATCCTAATGTTTTTAATATAGAACTTTTACCTGAACCACTTGGTCCAACTATTAATCCTATACCAAAGTCTTTTGGCATATCAAAACTTGGAACAGTAAAACTGTTTTCTCCTGTCCAAGCAAAATCACTGGCAGAACTAATCCTGTCAGTAATAGCATCTCTTTGTACTTTACTTTTTAGTATTGTCATTATTAATCTCCTCTTTTATTATTTGATTTATGATTGTAATTCTTGGATCATATTTATAATTACTACAACCAGTAATTAATAAACATATAATTATTATTTTACCAATAAACATAATTAGCTAATCCATTTCCTAATATTACAACAACTATTGCAAATATAGTTAATTTTTGATTATCTGACATTATTCCTCCTTTTATTAGTTAACATTTCTTTTATAATCATAACAACACCAAATAAAATTAATACTTTTAATTCCATTGGTGTATTTATAAACATATTTATCATATTATCTACCTAACTTCTTCTTTCTGCTTAATGGTAGTTTTTGTAATTTACTATATTCAATATTACCTTTCCACCATTCAACTATTACTTCTTTAAGTTTAGGATATTTATTTTGAAAACTTTTAACTGCTTTTTTAAAGCCTCTGCTTTCAATTTCCTCTTTTTGGTTTTCAAAATTAAATGTATATATTTTTTTATCTGACATTATTCCCCTTATTAAGATCTTTTTGTTTTCTTAATAACCTTTCAACTAATTGTTGTTCAAAGGTTAATTCATATCGGTTATTATCATAAAAATTATTAGGTAACAACGTAAGTTGTTTTGGTTCATTACCTATTGTATAAATAATATCCAAATGATATTCATAACTGATCCAAGTCCGTCTAGGATTTTTTAGATCCACTAATTTAACAGACTTGGAGCCAGTTAATTCCTCCGCCAGTTTATTATTAACATCAAGGAGCAATTTATCTTTATTAAAGATAGGTGGCGGTGGTGGTAACTCATTTTTCTTATCAATCATCTTTTTTATATTTGGTTTATACATATTTTCTCCTGTTTAATATTAAATGTATTATCATCAAATTGATCACCAATTAAAGTAACTAATTCACTAAAATCTTTTAATGATCTATTTGGTTGATTTTTTACATCCTGTTTTAAAGCAGTTTGTACATAATTTATTCTTTTATCTATTTTTTTAGACATTATTTTCCTCTCTTTGTTCTCTTGGAGTAGGCTTTAACACCCACTCCGCTATTTGTTTTTCAAATGATTTGATTTGATTTTCTAATTTAGATTTATACTCAAACCAAACTTCAGTTATTAAAGATAGATTGATATTTCTAACCTTAGATAATGTATAACCAATCCTTTGACCTGGTAATTTATATTCAGGTGTATTAGGTGGTTCCTTAAATTGTCTTTCCTCTCTTGGTAAAGACCAATAAGCATTATCTGCGATTTTATATTGTTCAACCATTTTAATTAAAGCATCAACAGTTGCTTGAGATGGTTTTGAATTTAAAACATCTTTAAGTGTTGGCTTTAACATTACTTTAACATATTGGATTTTAGACTCAGGTGATTTTTCCCAAGACTTAAACCTTGCTCCAAAGCAAACATTATTTCTTTGTCCATAACCTATAAAGAAACCGTGATCTGCAATAATATCTTTTTTATTATCCATATCAACTAATTCCCAATAATTGTGACAAATACCACAAGTTGCTTTGTTTTCTTTAGCGGCTTTTTCTAACCTTTCTTTTTCATAATCTTTTTCAAGATCCTTTGGTCTTCTACCTGGCTTAATATTAGGTTTAAGACTAATTAATAGTTCATGATTTTCGATCAAATTAGGAAACATTTTATAAATCCTCATTAAATCTAAATCAGGAACATATTTTGTGTTTAAAGTTATATATTTGCCCATACATTTAGCATCTTCATAAGTATGAAATACTGGATATGTATATTCAAATTTTTCACTGTTAACAGAACCCTCATAATAATATGGGTTCTTTTTCTTTTTAGTTTGTCTTAAAAGATTTTTAAAGAATTTATTAAACTTAGTAAATTCTGACTTTGTAATATATTTGCTATTAATTATATGAGCAAATTCTTCCAAAGCATCTTTAATAAAACTAATTATTTGTTCTTGAGTGTATGTTTTATTACTCATTATCCTCCTACAGATTTATTTAACTTTTTTAACGTACCATCTTTTACTTGCTTCAAATAATACTGGAAAAACTTTAGCAATTTCTAAAGCCGTGTTTGTTACCAAGACTTTATAATGACGTGTTCTTTCCATTCTATTATTTTTAAACTCAACTTCTAATTTAGAAGCTAATTGATCATAATTAGTAAATTTGTGTCTAATTATATCAAATTTCTCATCCATTGGGTAAAATGAACTGCTTAAAACAGTATCTTTTGCCTTTTGAATATTTTGTATTTGTATTTGCATAATATCCTCTTTGTTAATTAAAAGTAAAAACCGCTTAAATTTTAAAGAAGCAAATAATATGCCTATAAATAAGCGGTTATCAATTTTAAAAACGATCTATTTAGAATTAATGGCTGATTTTTATATCAACTTAGCTAATTGTGTTTCCGTATACCCTTAGCCAGGTAAGTTCGACTCGGTTGATATGCCGATTAAGAATTGTTAGATCCCTGTAACCCTTAAAGTTGCGGTTTAGCCCCATTTTACTGGTATTTTAATATACCCGCTGGATTTTTATGTTTTTTAATTAATAGATCCTGAACTAGTAATTAGAATTAATATATAACTATTTATATAAATTAAAAGCCTTATAACACAATAAATAGCAATTAGTTTCCTTATATACCAAGGTTAATAATATTTATATTAATAATACCAATAAAAATGGATATATTTTGGTTTTTTCTGCGACTGATTTGAAACTTCTGTAAGGTATAGATTTTGAAATCCTAATTCTATGTCTTACAGAAAAATAAAAACGAAACTAAGCTTATATGAGCCTATTGCTTAAGTCCTAATTCTATACCTTACAGAGAAGCTAATAACTAATCAATTAATTAATTAGTCTATTTTTATAGCCAATATGTTTTATATCCTCCTAATATATTGGCTTTATAAATAGATTAATTATTAACAGGAGGATAAAATGCGTGAAGATATGCGTTGTGAAGAATGTAAAAACACAACCAAACCGGACGAATTTACATGCAATTGTTTGTGTTTAAATTGTGGTCCTTGTGACGAGAACGGATGTGAATATGGCAAGAAAGTTCAAAACATTTGTGGAACGCCCGAAGCCAAAAAAGAGGATTAGGGTTCATAAAAAGTCTAAAAATAAAGACGAAAAACGAATGTTTAAAAAATATAACAGACAAGGTAGAAGGCCTTGATAATATAATAGGAGAAAATAATATGTTATTAAATAATGTAGAATTAAGTTGGGTAAAACTTGATCCTAAAAATCCAGATATGGGCTTTGATAAAAAGTCTCCTCAGTTTTCATGTACTGTAAAAACTGCAGATAAAACTAATGCTGAGGCTTGGAAGAAAACTGGTATCAATGTAAAACCAGCTGAAGAAAATGGTGGTGTTGTTTACACGGCCGCATTAAAAAAGAAAATTTATGCGGATGCTGATGGTAAATATAACACGGCTCCACCACCTGTAGTTGATAAATCTCTACAGCCGATACTTGATACAAATTCTATTGGAAACGGTTCCAAAGGAAATGTGCAAGTTAAATTTAAACCGTATGAATATATGGGTAAAAAAGGTATATCAACTCAGTTGTTAGCCTTACAAATTACAGATCTTGTAGAATATCAAAGTGGCGATAAATTAGAATTTGCAGCCATTGATACTGATAAAGACGTAATTTAATCGCATAATTTGGCTGGGCTTAACGGCCCAGCTAAATTCTATGCCTTACAGAAAAGGAATTATGTTAGATACTATGTTTAAATTACACACATTCAATATTGATAAAAAATGGTTAGATCTTATTAAGTCTGGTGAAAAGAAATCTGAAATTAGAAGATATTATTTACCACTGGAAGGCAAAAAAGTTGGTTTAATGAATACTGATACTGATAAAATAGAATTAATTATAACTATTGGTATAATATTAGATTTAAAAGAATTAGATCCAGATGATTTAGAGCTTATATTTGAAGAAGCTAAGATTGATGATGAATTTAGAAAACATTATCCTTGTAACTATTTATATACAATTAAAAAGGTTGAAACGGTACATTAATGAAAACAATTATACTGATATTATTTTTAAGTGGTATACAACAAGTCAATATACCAATTAAAGTAGCACCAGGTGAATCTTGTGAAGATGCTTATATGAAAGTTGTAAGTTGGAAAGATAATCCAGATTTTGATAATAATGATTTACCGTGGGGTTATTATACATATAAAAATATACCAGTATTTGCACATACTTGTATGGAAGAAGATAGAAAAACTTATTTTTATTATAATGAAGGAGAATAATATGATTATAGGAATTGCAGGATATAAAGGATCGGGAAAAGATACAGTAGCAAATGTATTACAAACAAGTTTTTTATTTGAGAAAAAATCATTTGCACAACCAATTAAAGATATAATACATAACACATTTGGTATTGATAAAGCTATATTATCTGGTGATAATGGTGAAAGAATATTTAGAGAAGAATCTATGCCTGATTGGTTTTATTTATCTCCAAGAGATATGATGCAAAAAATTGGTATGGCTTTTAGAGATGAATTACACCCTGATATATGGGTTAAAGTAATGGAAAAACAAATTAAAAGTATAAAACAAAATATTGTTATACCTGATGTAAGATTTAAAAATGAATTAGAATTAATAAATAAATATGGTTTTTGTGTTGGTATTAAAAGACCAGGATATAATGGTGATGAACATAGATCTGAACATGCTTTAGATGATATTGAATTGCCTATTGTATTTAATAATGATAGTTCACAAGAAATGCTTTATGCAAAAGTTTATAACTACTTTAAGGAAAAATTAAAATATGAAAATAATATATGATATCGAAACAAACGGTTTAATAGATACAGTTAGTAATATTTGGATAGCTGTTACTAAAAATATAGATACAAATGAAATAGTAACATTTAGTGATTATGATCCAAATAGCAAACCGTTAAATGAATTAATACCATATTTAAATAAATGTGAAGTTATTATTGGTCATAATATTATTGCTTATGACAATGTTGTATTACATAAATTATTAAATTGGAAACCTAATAACATTAAATTTATAGATACAATGTTATTATCTCAAATGAATAATTATAGAAGAGAAGGAAAGCACTCATTAGGTAATTTTGGTAAATTATTAAATGATGCTAAAGGTGATTTTAAAGAATTTGACAAATATTCAGAAGCAATGAAAACATATGCAATCCAAGACGTTAATTTAAATCATAAAGTTTATAATTATGTAGTTAAAGAAGCACATGAACTTATAGCAAATAGACCTAATTATAAAAAAGCA